GGAAGCTTAATGATGCGGCAAAGGCCACTGCAATCAAGGCTGCTTCTGCACGTTGGCACCTACCCGCGATTGAGACCCGAAGTGGATACAAGATTCTCTCAAGGAATATATTCTCAATGTCATCGGGCCAGCATGTGCAAAATCCAAGTCAGATCCCCACTATCCACTCCCAAGCTATAATGCCTGTATAGGCTACACGAGAAAGGCGAAAGGGTGCTATCAAGCGTTGCTTGAACGTTATCATGGTGATGAAGCTCCGTGGTTTGAAATTAAACAACCACTACTCCATCACCCTGAGAACACACTCCTTGCCAACATCTTACACTCCGATCCAGAAACTGCCTTCTTCAAGGACAGAATCTTGCATGGACCTTCGTGCAGACTCCGAGTGGAGTCCGTGTTGCCTCCCCAAACATGGGCCAACCTAGCCAATGGGGTACAGCCAGTGTACGGGTGGAGAGTATCGGAGCAGCAAGCGCCCACAACGGGGCGGGGCTATGCCCTTGCCGTAATGGGGGAAACTGCTACTCCTCATCTCGAACCCTTAGCACTGGTTGAGAGTGGTGCAAAGATCCGCGTTGCCACCCTCCATGATGCTCCCTCCGTCCATGGAAGTCGTCTCCTGACTGCATGCTTCCTTCCCCTATTAAAGGGACTGAAGTGCACAGGCGACATCCTCAATGGCAGAGAGATCAAGCTCGACGCTCAACACACGGAAGCGAAACTCTACTCCGCTGACCTTTCGGCAGCGACAGACTTCATCCACCATGACCTTGCCCGACAGTGTTGGACACTGTGGTGTGAGTCCCAAGGGACTGACATGCGATTGCATGATATGGGATGGAGGCTGCTTGGACCTCACTGGAATACTGCGAGTCAGAAGATGACTTCGCGGGGTATCCACATGGGTGAGGGCATCAGCTGGCCGATACTCTGCCTCATCAACGGATGGGCGGCATGGCACGCTGGTGCAACCAAGGAGAGTTACGCAATATGTGGAGACGACCTCATAGGGTTCTGGAGTCGGAAGACGGCAGATCGGTATGAAACCAATCTGGAAGCCGCAGGACTTGTCATTAACAAGTCCAAATCCTTCTTCTCCCCCCGTGGGGTCTTCTGCGAACGCATCGTGGAGGTGTGTCCTGATGGAAGTGCAAGATCCACACAACGTCTCACCATGGCCGAAGCTGGTGGTCAGAAGCATGGATGGGGTTCTGGGGAGAATTGGCAACAAGTTCTCCAGGCCCTTGAAGGCAAGGTCCTCCATTGGCGGCAAACCAATGACAAAGACCCCCTACACAACCTAACACAAGACACAATTGCAAGGATCAGACCGCACAAGAGTGCGTCTGGTCCCACCAGCATTGGTGGATCTGGATCTGGGCAAGCCAGGCCGGAACTGATTGTGGGATTCCTCCAAAGAAATGGAAGACTTCCAAAATCGGGTCCCTCCTGCAAAGCCGAAGACCGAGCAACCTTTGCCACACTTCATGAGATGAAGCAACCATTGTGCCCTAAGGGCGGCCTGGATTATGAAGAGGTCAAGAAAGACATTCAGATTCACCAGGGTGTTCGAGACTTACTGGGCGGACAGAGGCGGGATAACCGTCCTGCTCAATACAAACAATGGAGACAGACATCACAGAGGATGTGTGGCAGTGGTCGCAAGGCCTTGAAATCACAAGATCTGATCCAGATCATCAACACTAGTGCTTACTTGACCACCAGGATCAAGCGCAATGCAACATGGCGTTTGCGGTTCTGCGTGGGAAAGACACCTCATCGGAAACTGAATTGGTTGGCCAGAATGCTTAAGCCTCGTAAAGAATACATCGAGGGAATTGAGCGCGAATGCCTGCTTGGTTCATTCCGTACTTGCGTACGAGAATCAATCGAGGAGACAGTCTCTTCTGACTTTCAGCTCCGCGTGGGGTGTGGAACCCTGACCCAAGTTAACACTTAGTCCAGG